CTCAACAATTGCAGAAAGAAACTTCGAAATTTTTAAACAAGGAAGTCTTAGCAGTCGGAATCTTTGATGTATCTCTAACAGCTGGGAAAAGAAATGTCGCACCGGCTGCAGCAGGCCTGGCAGCTGGTCTTATTACAAAGCACGTACAAAAGAAGATAATTAACAAGGATGACGACAAAGAATATAGTATGGGTAACAGAATGTTGACAGGTGCAATTGGTTTAGCCACAGCTGCTGGGACACAACAAATTATGAAACACCATGATGCAAACAAGAATGGTCTTACGCCTATAATGATTGTTGCTGTCACCAAAAATAAAGTATACTTGCTTGACTGGAAGGGTACTCATAATAACGGCAAAGGACCTACTGAGACTTTATTTGAATTTAGTCGTAGCAAAGCAACAATCAAGAATCACACAAGGAAACTTGTTCATCACACCGTGGAGATCAAGGAAGATGGAAACCATGTCAAAATTGAATGTAATCTTGGTGCAACTCATTCAAACAAAAAGATGAACCGTGAGGTCGTTGATCTATTGAAACAATATTAGGAACATAGATAGATACTATTAAAAACAATAAACGAAATTGAAAAGGAAGAAACTATATTATGTACTTCCCCTCTTTCATTTTAAATATGTAGGTATTGATTTAACATTCATTTTCTTTATCATATTCATATTCATATTCATAATCATAATCGCTATAGTTTAGGTAACTTTGTGTTTGATTCCGTACGTTACGATATCTTCAACTACACCATACTGAACTCCAGCAGTAAATCTCATTACAACACGAACATTTTGACTTCCGTCTAATTCGCTCATATCTAGCAATTTAACTTCATTAGAATCTGACATTAAACCAGTTCCAAAATGTAAGTTATCTTTAGTAGTAGCAATCATTACGTTAGAAGCAAGTCCGTTAGCCATAAAGATTTTTACACCATCAATAGAAGTGATGTTGATATCTTGGTTATGAGACATATCTTGGAAATGTGCAGCACCTAAAGCTCTTTTGTAAGCTCTGTAAACGTTTTGAGAAACATAAATAAAGAAGTCATCTCTTCCGTATAAAGAAGCTGGAATAGCATCTACAACTTTTCCTAATTCAGCAACAACATTTGTAGCAGTTACAGCGATACCAGTTACTTCTTGAGCAGATGGTAAAGCAGCATCAGTTAATAATAAGGTAGCAAAACCATCAAATTCACCTTCAGTAGCATTTACACCACTCCAGATATTTTGTTCTTGCTTAGTTGCAACCTTTGCAGCAACGTGTCCAATTAGATAATCTTGAAAAGAAGAAGGTAAGTTATCAAAAGCAGAATAACCCATAGAGATTGCATCCCAATCAGAACGGAAATCTTTCTTACATAATTCTAAATTTACTTGAAATTCTTCTGGTTGAAGGATTCTTTCTGTAAGAGTTAAAGTAGATGTATCAGCGAAATCACAAGTACCATCTTTTACGATACCGTCAATCTCTAATCTTTTTACAACTTCTTTGAACTTTACATTTGGTCTAATAGTTAATCCACCATTAGCGATTGTGTTACCAGCTAAAAGAGCTGCTGAAATGTATTTTCCAGCACTTTCTCCAGCGTAGGTAGTAGTAATACTTGTACTTGTTGCCATAATTAAGCGTTTTTAAATTTAATTTAGTTATTAATCATTGACCATACTCTCTCAGCAGCAGTCAATCCTTTATTGTTATACCCTTGTACTTTTTTTTCAGTTACACTCTCTGGAGAATGAACTACTTCTTCAACTACTTCTTCTTCAGCAAGCTCTACAACTTCCTTTACTTCAGCAGATAATTTTTCTGGAACATCAGACTCATTGTAATCAGACTTATCTTCCATCATTGCTTTCATCATAGATAAAAGTTCTTGTTTAACTTGAGATAACTCTTCTACTGTAGCGAAGTTCATTTGAGCCACTTCTGCAACAGGAGCAACCTCTTTATCTTCAGCTAATACTACCTCTTCAATTACTTCTTCAATTACTTCTTCAGTAGATAATACCACTTCTTCAATAACTTCTTCGATAACCTCTTCAGTAACCTCTTTTTTAGAGATACCTACCAATTCCTTGATGCTTGTAAGAATTTCTTTACTATTCATAATTTGCTTGTTTTTAATATATTAAGATAACGTATTTATAAATATACCGTCGTGTTTTAATTGTTATAACGTTGCGGGTATTAGCTTAGTAACCGTATTGATGTTGGTTAATTGAGTTGCTTGTGCAGCGGTTAAACCTCCTCCTCCACCACCATTGGTTAGGTTTGTAGTAGTATCAACTAAAGTAACGTTAGCTACTGCATCACTTGTAGGGTCAAACGTACTAAAGCCTGTAGCTGTAGCGAAATTTCCTTGATTTTGTTGTAGCTCGTCACTATCTACTAAAATTGCTCTTATTTTTGGCAATGCTGAACCTGTGTACGTAGTCAAGTCTGTTAAGGTAGTTCCAATAGTTGTATTATCAGGAGCAACCGTATTAGCTCCATCTGTACCACGCATATTACTTGACACCGTAGTAGTTGCTTTACTTGCATCTCTACTCGCAGTATCGGTTGTAACTGCTTCGCCATCTAAGGTTGCCTTTAAATCAGTGCCTGTAAAGTTTAACAAATCCGTTTTACCCTTAACACTTGTAATTTCTGCTAGTTGTGAGCTTTCAGCAGCAGACAATGCTGGTACTGAAACGTTTACAGGCGCAACAAAGACGATGTTTCTCCAAACAACATCTAAACCATATCCACTTGTAGTTGGTTGTTTAACTGGGTAGGTTAAATCTTCTCTAAATATCCTCCTGTTATCTGTTTGTCTTACTGATGCGTTAGTGGTGCTGTCTAAGTACAAAGAAAGTACGCTGTTATTTATTCTAAAGTTAGCCTCGTCTAATGCAGTAATTACACCAAAGAAATTTCTAATACCTCTAGCATATGTAAGATTCCACTTCCACCAAGCATAAAACTCACCTACTGTAAAATTTTGACCAACATTTAACTCTACATCGTTTCCTGTGTAG